GTTTTGCCTTTGCTGCTTTTGCTTTTGCTGCTGCCATTGGATCTGAAGATTGTCTTTCTGCATCTCCTCTAGCAGGCATACCATAAGTATCTGCTTCATCAAGTTGCTCAAATTCAACAGACTCATAAATTTCAGCAACTTCTTCTAAAGTAAAGGAAGATAAGTCATATCCTTCTTCAAGAAGTTCTCCAATCCATGCCTCTAATTCTTCAGAGACAGTGGGTTTGGTATTGACGAAATTTTTAATTCCCTTCCTTACATCAATCTTATCATTTTTATCTGTACTGTGAAGATCTCTTTCTTCAGAATAAATCTCATACATATCATTCCAAGTGTATTCTGAAAGATCATATCCTTCTTTCACTAAACTATCTACCCAGAGTTCAAACTCTTCATTACGACGCTTTATCAAATCACGCTTTAATGCTGCTTGGTCTTGACCGTGCATCTTACCTGATTTGGTGGTTCTATAAGTTCTATTGTTTTGAATTCTTGGTTGTGGTCTTGGTTGACGCTTACCAGTTCTTGGATCTTTGCGTCCAAAGGTTTCTGAATCTGCGTGTCTATCTGCATCTTGAGCTGCTTTATCACCAAACTTTCTTGTAATATGTTTTCTAAGATTATCAGTTCTTTTTACATCCCTTGCATCATCATGACCTTCAAACTCACCAGTTGCACTTTGAGCATATGCTCTTGTAGCAGTCTTCTGTGAGATTTCATCAATCTGCTCTACTTCTTCAGCATATGGGTTGCGAGCTCCAGGTGCTTTAGGTTCTACAAAAGCTTTTTTACGTAATCTCTTGGTACGATCTAATCTATTCTGAGCCTCAGTGTCATCTTTACCTGCATCTTGAAGTGCCCCAACCTTTGCTGATTGTTTTTTAGCTACTGATCTATAGGTATCATGAGAAAGTTCATCAATCTGCTCTACTTCTTCTTTCTTTACTTTCTTCTTAGGAAATTTATCACTTACTTCCCCCTTTTCATATCCAACACCATCACCATCATCATCCCACCAACGCTTTGGTTTATCATCATTATCTTCTTTCTCGTTCTTTTCCTTAGTTTCTTCCTTTTCTTTTTTTTCTTGTAAGAAAGGTTCTCTAATTTCAGAGAAAGTATCCGCCCAAATATTAGACATGTAATTAAGTGACTAGTTCTTTTTTTATTTATACTAAAGCAACATCTTTAATCCAAGATTTGAACATGATACCTTCTTCTGTCACGCAAATAAGATGATTAGCACCAGATCTAATAATTTCCCCCCTCAATCCAGTGTTGCAACTTTCTACAATGTCTCCAACTTTAAATAAGTTACCAAAAACATAATTTTCTCTTAGTCCTTTAGCATCAAGATCAGGAGAAATTTGCCATGTTTCTTTTACATCTAAAGATCCTCCAAGTTCACCAAATAATTGTTTAATTAATTTTGGTTGAACTCCAGCAGGCATTGCTTTTTTAAATGTTTCAAAGTCTCCAGATGCTGCTGCTTTTCTTGCTACTGAAGAATTTTCTTCTGCATCAGGATCTTTTGGCCCAGAAGAAATTACATTAATTGATTTAAATTGATATAGCTGACCATTCTGCTTCTTAGCAAGATTATCAATCTCAGAACATCTTTCTGCTCCACATACTATGTTTACTGAAGTATACCCTTCTTGATTTAAGAATAAAAGAACATCAAAGATGGTCTTAAACTCTTCGCTATCAATAATTCTATCTGCATACTCAGGGAACATTGCCTTCATAAAATCAATTTTTACATCTGCAGATAAAGGATTCTTTTTCCCATCTTGAGTTCTAGATGGGAAAATATAAAAGTTTCCACCAGAAGCAGATTGCTTTAATGCATTCAAAAGATTTTTATGTGCTTTAGTTGGAGGATTAAATTTGCCAAATGCTATAGTTACTACATCTTCACTAGGACCTTTTGATTGCTGTTGAGGTCCTGATACTTTTGCTCCAGATTCTTGAGGTCTTCTGTTTCTTTCAGAAGGAGATTGAGTTGCTTTAGGACCTAATCTTTTTGGAGCAGGTTTTGCTTTTGGTAATTTTTTAGATGTTACAGTTGCAGGAGATTGTCTTTGAGATACATCTTCACCACCAGAACTTTTCTTCTTCTGTTGAATAAATTCTAATTTTCCTTTTACTGTTCTTGCCTTTTTGGCACCTTCCTTATCAATCCAAAATCCGTGACCATCCCCTGACAACCCAAGTTTCTTTGCTTGCTGTGCAGCTTGGGATGTTCTTGCTTCTGCTATAAACTCTAAGAATCTTTTCATTTACTAATTTCTGAGTATATCAAATCTTGATTGTCAAGAATATACCTTAATCCTAAGTTTTTCAATTGTAAGTATTTATCTTTCTTTTCTTTTGAATCATTATTTTCATCCACAAAACTAATGTAAAATCTAGAAAAATTTTCAATGGTTTTTCTTTTTAATTGTTTTATTCTTACTTTAGTTTTATAAATTTGAACTAATTCTTTAAAAAATTCTTCCATTAAAGTTCAAGCAAACTGAAAAGACCTCTTTCGTTATTTACCTCAACACCACACTCTTCAGTAAACTTTTCAAGATCTCTTCTAGATGGATTGTTGATTCTTTCTTTTGCCATATCATGATAATCATCAGAAAGATCAAAACCAATATAATCATGACCAAGAAGAGTAGCAGCAAGTCCAGTGGTTCCTGACCCACTGTAGGGATCAAGAACAACACCTGGAGATTCCATTACTGCTTGGATGCATCTAAGGGGAAGGACAATAGGGAATGGAGCGGGATGAGGATTCTTCATCTCTGGACCAAACTTCCAGACACTGCCATAGTTTACAGATCTTCTAGGAAGTTTGGGACGCTTTGCTCCCTTACACAACCAATAGATTCTCTCATCAATCTGAGTGAATCTATATCCAGAAATCTCAGGACCACTGCCCCTGTTCCAAATAATTTCCTCTCTGATGTGCCACTTAGTTTTAGGCAACCATTGCCAAGGAGAAGTTGCATTACCTTCAAGATACCTGACCTTATGATTGTAGAATAGAGAACCACCCTCTTTGGTTTTATCAAACAAAACATTTAGAAGTTCAATCTGTTGTTCTTGATAAACATCTTCTGGAAGTGAATCATCAAACTTATCATATTCAATTTTACGAAACAATCCACCACCAATTTTTTGTTTGTTGTATGGTGGTGAAGTTACTGTGCAATCAATAGAGTTATCATCAAGTTGTTTTGCCAACTCAATGCAATCTCCAGTTCTTAAGTCAATCATAGGGTCTCCAGCATTTTACCAGTGTAGCACATCATTGAACTTTGATAAAGGGTCCAGATAGGTCTGCTTGACTAATGTTCATTTTTGATGACAGAAAATAAGCATGAGTAATAAGTTCTGCTAATTTTCCTTGATCCTTTGCTTCAATAAACATTTTAATATATCTCAAAATTCTAAGTTTACTTCTAAGTTTAACAGCAAAGTTTTTTCCAGTTGGATTTGGAGATTGATCATCCAATAAAAATGCTTTTTGAATAAAATCTTCTGGGGTTGCAACTTTACCCATATATTTTATTGTTCCAAAATCTTTAGAAATAGTTCTGTCTGACACTATTGCTGCGAAATATTTTTGCCAATACTCTAATTGAGTAGCATTAAATTTACCAGTTAAAGGAATATTATGATTAATATCCTCTCCTGTATATTTTTTAACTAATTCTGCCATCTTTGGAGCAGGAATTGCTCCATTTCTTGCAGTAGCATTTACATGCTTTCCTTTATTATTAGGAACTCTATCCCTAGGTTCAGTTGCATGAGCAGCAGTGCTAGAGACTTTACTTTCCCAAAAATATCTTTTGATATATTTTCCTGCTTTAAATTCAGCTTCAAATGTTAAAGAGTTTCCTGCAAAATCATTTTCTCCACTTCTTTTTTTAATTTCCATATATGTAACCATATCACCAATAATATCTCCTTCATGAACTTCTATTCCATCAGGACCAACATCTAGGTTAGTTTCATATACATGAGATTCTGGTTCAGATTTTGTAGGCTTTTTAAGAGAAATTCCAAGTAACTTTTTTTCTTTTAAAAGTTTACTTAGATAAGCATTTACAGTCCCAACAAAAATTTCTGGTGATGTTGTTCCATCTGAAAATTCTGTTTTCAATAAATCTATCATATCTTTGATAGATTGTTTTTCTGATGTTTTTACCATGTACACATCAGTAGTATTCCAACTATCTTTTTTGCTAGTAAATATTTGCTGCTGTTCTCTATTAAAACTAGACCAGATGTAATCATAGATATTTGTTGTTTTTGCTGCAGGAATGGTTTTAGTAGATCCTCCATACCTAGCATAACTCCAAGAAGTATCTTTAGATCCTTCTGAGTGCCCAAGATATTTAATTAATGCCTTAGCTTGCTTCAATAAACCAAGATACCAATCAGAATCCATATTTGGAAATTCAGTTTTTAAATCATTATAAAGATTTAAATCTTGGTTAGGAGTTAGATCCGCACCATTTTCTATAGCATGATAAAAAACAACAATGGAAGCTGCTTCAAATTGATCTGTTTCTGTTGCCATTGATTCCTCAGTTTAGTATTATCTATCGTCTTCAGAACGATTTTCTGAATAGAAAACATCAAAAGCACCACCAGGATAACGCTTTTCAAGTTTTTCTACATTCCTAGCAATCACTTGATCAATAGGAGTTTCAAGTGCAATACATGCTTGCATCACATACCACATCATGTCTCCAAGTTCAGTAATCAAATGATCTTTATTATCTTCGTTCCAGGGTTTACCTTGGAAGATCATTTTCTTTACAATTTCAAGGAACTCCCCACCCTCAGCATTGATTCCAACACCAGCAGTAAGAAGTCTTTCAATGTTAGCACCTTTACGATCTAGTTCAACAATACGATCTGAAAATGCTACAAAGTCTCTAGATGCATCTGAAGTTACAGCATCTACAAACTCTTGGTACTTATTAAAATCAACTTTGTTTGTCATTAGAATTTAAATCCGGAAAATTTGTCTTTTTTAGATTCTTCTTCATAAGTATACTCCTCTTCTTGTCCAGAGTCAAGAATATTATCTTGTGCCTTTTGCTCACAATCATAGAGTCTCATCTTTGCCCTATCAATACCAACAACGAATCTTTTATTGATGGTAGGGTCATTATATCTATTCTTTAATTGCTTCACCATAATCTGTCCCAACTGCTCCAACTCTTCAGTACTAATAAGGGCAAACATAAGATCAGCAGTAGCAGGGAGACCAAAGGACTCACTAGTATCAGTAAGTTCAACATCAGAGTTACCATAACCACTGCGGGTAGTCTGGGTAGCAGAGACAATGGGAACATTGAATTCCACTGCCAAACCTCTAAGCTCTTCAGCAATTGCTTTGACATAGCTATAAGAATTGACAGAAAAGTTTGCCTTATATCTAGAGGAACCACAAATATTAAGGTAATCAATGAAAATAATATCAGGTCTAAATGATTTCTTAAGGGAAAGTTCATTAAGAAGTGACTTGAAGTGTCCTGTATGAGCAGAAGCAGTAGGGTATTCCTTAATAATTAAGGTCCCTTGAGTTTTTTTACTAATGCTATTTACTTTAGTTTCAAAAACTTTCTTAGGAAGTTCTTCAATATCTTTGATATTAACATTCAAAAGATTCGCATCAATTCTTTCAGCAATCCGCTCCTCTGCCATTTCAAGTGTAATGTAGAGAACATTGCGCCCTTGCAAGAGGACGGAGCTAGCCATGTGGCACATGAATAGACTTTTGCCGACACCTGTGCCAGCAAGAGCGATATTGAGAGTCTTGTTAGGTATACCACCTTTTGTAATTTTGTTAAAATAATCCAAGTCAAAGGGAATCTTTTCCTCTTTCCTGTGATATGATTCATACCTTTCTTCATAATCATTTAAGTAATCGTGTCCAATATGATTGTCAAAACTAACTGCTAGAGCATCTTGTAGAATTGATGGAATAGAATCTCTAGATTTTTTCTCATTTTGTCCATCAGCAATTTTGATACTTTCCATCAAAGCAAGATAAATTGCCCTGTCTCTACACCACCTCTCTGTAATATCTACCAACCAGTTTTTATCTGCTGGAGAATTATCTAGGTTATGAATATACTCACAAATAGTTTTATAAGTATCCTCAGTAATATCTGTTCTTTTTTCTGCTTCAATTAAAAGAACTTCTTTAGTAGCAAGATCATCATAAGAAACAATGAAATTGCAAATTTCTTCAAATACTATTCTTTCATGAATATTTTCAAAATATTCAGTCTTAATAAAAGGTAAAACTTTCCTACAAAAGTCATTATTAAAAAGAAGATTTCTCAAAATAGTAGTTTCTACCTTTTCCATCATTTATAGTGTAAATAAGTGTGCAACAAATACTTAGGTCCACTGATTGGAGGGTCTCCTCTATGAGGGAACATCCATAGCGGAGGGAAGACCAATAAGGATCCCTTAGTTGGAGTTATAACTTTATCTTTAAACACTGTCTGCCCTCCAACTTCAACATCATTTAGATACCAAAAAAATGACAAATACCTTCTAGCAGATGCATGGTCCATAACATCCACATGGGTATCAAACAAATCAGATCCTCCAGGATTATACTTCTTAATTCTAAATTGTTCAAATGCATGAGAAGGTGGAAATACTCTAGCATCTGCAAATTGATAATACTTATCTTTGTATTCTACAGTAGATTTAATCAGATGATTATGTACAGAAGATACTTGATCAGAAATTTTACAATTTGCAGTTAAGTTTACTTGAGTAAAATTAGGTTTTCCATCATTCTCAACTCTCTCTTGAAGATCAGTCATTTGATCAAAGAAGTCAATCAAGAAATCACATATTTGAGGATCTAGTGCCCCTTCATAAACATGAATAAAATCAGTAAGTTCATCCATATGAAAATTCCTTGTTTGCTATTTCATCTAAGGCTTGCATTACTTCAGCAGTAAAATACTTTTCTGGAGTTTTAAGAATCTCTTTGGCATAGATTTTCTTACCATCAATTTCATAACGACCTGCTACATTTTTCCAGAGTCCACCAAGTTCACCAAGTTCCAGAAGACCATAATAACGATCTAAACCGCGCTCATCATAATAAAGGCGTACTTCAACATCTTGATTCTCCTTGCTCAAACGTGATTTATGAGTCTTTGCCTTGATAATATTTCCAATGACTTCTGTTCCATCTTTCTCTTTCTTTTTACTGAGATAGATGATTGTAGAAGCAGCATACTTAAGACCACTACCACCACCCATTTCCTTTGTAGGAACATATGCACCAATAACATCATAAGTATGGTTAGTAACAATCATTGGAATATTTGCTTGACCCAGTTTAAGAGTCAACATACGAAAGGCACCTTTAATCAGTTGAGATTTAGTCATATCTCTAACTTCTTTATCGTTCAAGGCATCATTAATTTCTTTACTAGTAGAGAGCATTCCCAGAGAGTCTAGCACAAACATACAAGGATTGCGTTCACCCTCAGGCTTTTTCATGTACAAATCAAGTGCCTTGAGTGCCTTGCCACGAAACTCTTCAACAGTAACTACATTGACAACCACCAGACGAGTTGTGTCAACTCCCCTACTTTCCAGAAGGGATTTTGTGATTGCTGCTTCAGTATCAAAATACAGACAATATCCAGTAGGATTATTGTCAAGGAAATTTTTAACAACTGCGAGAGAGAAGAAAGTTTTTCCAGTAGAACTTTCACCTGCGATTGCAGTAATCTTATTCCCAGATACCCCACCAAATATACTGCCGGATACAAGAGCATTAAAAATGTACGAACCTGTATCCACAAAAGTTTCAGTTTCATTAATCTCTGAAGCAAGTTGGGTGTATTCTCCACCAATTTCTTTTACAATATCTTTAAGGAAATCCATAGGTTATATAAAAAAAGATTCTAATGTGTTGGTCTTTTCAGTTTTCCATCCAATGCATTGAAGAATTGTTTTCAATGGCTCTAGAAAACTTTTATTAAATTGAAGTTCATAATCAACATACTTATTAAGATTTAACTCTTTAGGAAACTGTTGAATGAAGGACAGTACATTTTCATGTATTGGGTTTGCTGCTTTTAGATAACAGAATTTAATTTTCTCACCATTATTAATAACAGGATACTTATTATCTAAATTATTTTTTTTGATATAGTAATTATACAGCAATACTCCTCTAATGTGAATAGGGGTTCCCTTTTCATAGATTGAATTTACTGATCTATACTTGCTAATGTTATTAGCAGTCCTAGGAAAAGAAATATCTTCTGGGGGAAGATTGTAAAATTTAGTCCTACTTTTATCAATAAAATCAATCATATCATCTTCAGTTTTATTCATGATAATCTTAAATGCTTCTTTAATCATTGTCCTGCAAGGAGCAGGAGTTGAAGATTTAATTGCTTCAAGACCCATGATTTTAAGTTTAGGTTCTGAATAACGAACTCCTTCACTATCCCAAACATTAAGAATATATCTTTTCTTTGCAGTCCAGATTCCCCTTTCTGCAATATTCTCCCTCTTCATCTGCATCTTTTGGTCATAAGCATTTACATACTCAGCCAATTCTTGGTAAGAACTTTCAATATATTTTTCAAATTCCAACTTACAGATCTTATCAAGGAACGAGACAATGCTTTCAGTAGTTTTCTCTCTTCCCTTGTATACAGTTTCAACCAGAGGACCCATATTAAGATAGATAGAGTCAGTATCAGAAGCAACAACATAATCAACATCCTTAGTTTTAAGAATCTTATTAAGATATAAATTCATCTTACTCTCAATCCAACGAATTGAGACTTGCCCAGAAAGAGTTACTGCTTCAGCATTTTCAATACGAAAATATCTAAAGTACTCATTGCCAACAGCACCATAAGCAGAGTTCAAAGAAATCTTCTTTGCCATCTGGATATTATTACATCTAGAAATTTCTTTCATCAATTCAACAGTAGGAGTTTTCTCATACTGTTGTTTTGCTTCAATCATTTTCTTTTTGTAGACTACACGATCAGTGTACATCTTTTCCATCAACTCTGGAAGAAATCCTCTAATGTCTTTCTTATACTGTGCTCCATTTGCACATACTGTATATGGGTAATTTTCTGGAATGGTAATCTGTTTCTTGAGAAGTTTATCTACTGAAATTGAAGGGAATCTATCTTCCACCAAAGTTTCTGGTGAGATATTATATTGCATAATTAAATGCGGATATAGAGAGTTAAGGTCAAATGAAACCACCCATTCATGCTTCCCAATAATAGGATCTTTTACATAGGCACCTTCATATCTTTGATCTTTTTTAGATTCCTTCTTAAAAGGAATAACTATGTTTTTAGACCTTAGATAATTGTAGATAATGGCATCCCACATTCTAACTTGATAGAATACATCATTATAATTGCTCTTGCCATCATATGCCATAGTGATAGCAAGTTCAATAAGACGCATCTTATCCTCAAGCCTATCTACCAGTTCTACGTCAACAATGTTATATTCTACAAATTTTTGCCAGTTTTTTGTATAGAACTCTTTAAAAGTATCATACTCTGAGTGATCTAGTTTTTGCTGCCCAAGTTCAACACTGGCAATATGATCAAGTCTGTATGATTCTTGATTAGCATAAGTAAATTTCTTATACAGTTCCATATAATCCAAAATTGTAATGCCAGCAATTTCAACTCTTGTTTGAGTCCTGCCAGCAATAACAACTTCAGTTTCAGTTACTATTCCCCAAGGAGAAAGTTTTTTTACTGCTTTCTCCCCAAACATTTTATTGATTCTTCCTGATAGATATGGAATATCATAAAGATCACAATTCCATCCAGTAATAACATCTGGAGGATTTGAATCCCAATAAAAAAGAAATCTATCTAACAAATCATATTCATCCTTACAAAGGATGTAAGTTACATTTGGTTTAGTATTGACAAATGGTTTGACCCCCCAAGTAATAATATTTTTAGTATTATAATCTTGAATAGAAATTGTCAGAAGTTCTTCTTGGCAACTCTTTACATCAGGGAAACCATTCTCTGATGCAACCTCAATGTCAATGGTTATCAGTTGAATCTTACTGATATCAAACTTAATTGAATCTTCTGGATAGTTATCAGAGATGTATTGATTGATATATCTGGTATTTCCATATAGTTCAAAGTTGTCAATATTTTTATACTTGTCTATAAATTCTCTAGTTTCACGAATTGTGCCTGGTTTAACTTCACCTACAAAATTGCCATCTAATGTTTTAAATTTTGTTTTTTTATTAGTGCTTACATAAATTGTGGGATAAAAAGTTTCTCTGTTTTTAAAGTGTTCTCCATTAGAAAACCCCCTGGAGAGAATTTCATTTCCCACCAGGACAACATTTGTGTAAAACTTCATTTAATAGCCTTCAAGTATTGTTCAATTTGATCTGATTTAGGGTCAACAATAGTAAGTATAGAGTCTGAATGAATCTTAATTTCCTTTTGATCTGTAAAATCTGGCCATCTTTTTACAGTATATTCTCCAAAAGGTTGTTTAGACATCTCAACAGGATTTACCAGTTTACAATCAGGTTCTCCTAGTTCTGCTCCACCAACCTCATGAATTTCAGTAACTAAAATAGTATTATTCTTCAGGAGTAAAATCTTGAGGTTCTGCATTAAATTGTTCCAAATAAGATTGTTTAACTTCGTCCAAAGGTTCCACAATAGAAACTACCCAATCACAAGGAATAGGAATTTCCTTTTGTTTTGATAATGCTGCATATGGGTAAAAACTTACCCTTGCAGGTTCACCTTCCAGACCTTGCTCTAGTTTAGTAATGAATGGATTATTGAGCAAATAACCAATTACTTTATCGCCAGACATCATTTCTTTGACATCAGCAATAACATCTTCATATGATTTAAGAATCAAAAGTTTAACTGACATAGTTCTCCAATGTAAGTGATTTATCTTGCAGTTTTAAAATATAGGTTGCAAGTTTATCTATATACCCCTTATTTCTAAGTTCTTTAAAAACAAGATTTTCAAAGGCATATTCTCCTGCTTTATCCAATCCAGAGTTTCTCATATCTCTAATTTTTTTCAGAAGTTTTTCTAAAACTTCCTCATTGTTTGATGACTGGATAGACCTATTGATCTTACCAATCATATCATTGACCTTCTGATTTAGCAAGTCCTTGTCCAGTTCTCCAGAAAACTTTTCAGGTTTGATTAACCATTTATTTGATTTTAAAGAAAAGACTCCTTGACTTTTTCTCCTATCTTTCCCAGGTTCTTCAACATATGGTTCCACATCATGTCCATAAACTTTTACATTGTGAGTCAAAGACCAAAGTTGCTTCTTAGCCTGATAGTAATCAGACATTACATCTGGACAAGATTTTGTATCAGCAACTATATGAAGATCTAGATCAGAGTACTTAGTATAATTATATCCAGCATTTCCACCAAGAAGAAGAATATCTTTAATCTTTGACTTCTTTATATCAACAAAATCTGCCCAAGCCTGAGCAACTTTTAACAAATGAGATCTTACCTCTGGTTTTATTTTTTCCCCATTCCAGAAAGCAGGATTTAATTTATCATGAACTCTAAATGATATTGATTCTTCAAGGAAAGATTTATAATTTTTCATTTGGTTTCTCTTACTCTATCTATAACTTTTTTAATAGCACTTGCTCTAGTAAGTGTAGACCTTACTGGCTTAGAATTTTTTGCCAAATTGTCAGATCTAGGGATTACTCTACGATTTTCTGATGAATCACCAGGATGAATTTTTTTAAATCTTTCTTGATTTTGTGGATTTCTTCTATTTGGTTGTGCTGAAATATGATCTACATCATGTGCCACTCCACTATGAGTTTTTTTCCTTGCCTCTTTAGATTGAGCTGCTTTTGCTTTTCTTTCTGCATCAGCAGCCTTTTGTGCAGTGCTTCTAACTTCTGAATTTGGAATAGAAAGATTTCTTTTTGCTGCGTCAAGAAACTCAGTTTTTTTAATTGGTTTTAATGTATCTGCCCTTCTTTTTCCTTGACCAGATATTGAGGATTTTCTTTTAGTAGTCCAATTTCCGTTTCCAGTGTTTCTAACACGCCATTGATCTGGATTATCTTTTGCCAAACGTCTTTTTTCTGCTTCTTCTCTAGATGCTTCTGAGAGAAACTCTTTAAATGTTTTCATCCCAATCTTTTTATATGTATTTATAAAAAGGGGGGAACAGGATGGTCTTAGTCATCCTTCCCCCAGCGGCGACGATATTCAATAATATTTATAGATAATTCTTGCGAGCATGATGTTCAGGAACAACTTTTCCTAGCGTAATAGTAAGTAGTCCATCTTCAAAAATTACTTCTCTAACTTCTGTATCATCAGAAAGTGTCCATGCCCTCTTAAAGGATCTTTGTCCAACTCCTCTATGAATGTATGAATCTGAAGATCCTTTATCCTCCCTATCACCTTCAACAAATAGTTTACCATACTCAGTATAGACTGTAATTTCAGATTTCTTAAATCCTGCAAGTGCTAATTCAAGTCTAGATTCTACATTACTAACTTGAATTAGATTATACGGTGGATAATTTGAAGAGGTTTCATGTAGATTAAATAGACGATCAAAGTATTCATCTAGTCCAATACTATTGCGTGTAATCTTATCCATCAGTGTAGGAAGATCAGACGCAGTATATCTAGCAAGACTTGTCATTATAGTAATCTCCTTAAAAAGCGAGTTTGTGTTTTGTGGACCCCTAAGGCATCCAATACTAATTATAATACATCCAATAAAAAAGGGGGTGTGGAAAACTACACTTCCCAAACCTTATTAAGTTGGGTTTTCCTCCTTTCTGAAAGATATGGATACATACGTTTCATTAAATCATATACCTTACCTCTAATCAACCCCCCTTTAAATGCAACTCTCCATTGTGGTTTTCTATTTCCCCTTACTTTTATCTGTCTATATTTACAACTTAAAAAATCAGCAGCTCTTTTAATTGTATCTTCATCAGTCATGTCAATTTGAAGAATACCTCTAGGATTACCTCCCTTTGGATTCTCTCTATAATAACAACCTTCACCTTCATAAAGACCAACAAACCAACTAAACTCATCCATAGTAGTACAGCAACTATGAATATTTATAAAAAAGGGGGTATCCTGCACCCCCTACAAAATTATTCTGTTACCTCTACCTTTTTCTTTTTTGACCCAATATTATATTTGGTCTCAAGAGTCCATTCATTTTTTTCCTTATATGAAAGAACTTTAATTTGGTTAAGTGGGGCAATATCAGAAATTTTATTCACATCTACAATAGTAATTAATCCCCAATCAGCAAGAAGTTGTGCAATTCTATTACGTCTCTGAACATCATTGACAGTAAGATTTGCATGTTTGCCATCAAGAGCAAACAACTCTTTGAAATGCACCAGATAATATCTACCTTGCTTATGTAGAATATGGCAAGATTGATAAATCTTTTTTTCTTTCCTGGATGCTACTCCAATACGAGTAAGTGTTTCACGAACCTTCAAAAAGTCATCAGGTTCATTCAGGACTACCTCTACCATTTGGTCTGGGGTCCAATTCACTTCAGGTTCTTGAACAACACTCATTTTGTTCCTCCAATTTCAAGTTTTTGTGTTATAAAATTAAGTTGGTCTTTGGTCAAAATCTTCAAAGCTTGTTCTGCCTTATCTTTACTATAACCATAGTAAGATTTGACTAAATCAATATCTTTGAGTTTATCCTTACGAATCCAAGGAGAATATCTCTTTTTGATCCTGAGAATATTTATAAGAAAATCATATTGTAATTTTTTGTCTAATGAATTATGCTTATTGAGTTCATTAACATACATTAGACAATCAATGTGACCTGATAAACACTTGTTAATAATATATGGAGAGTATTCTTTAGTAGAAGAAGGATCTTCATCCATAATATTTTTTTTAGATTGATTGATAGAATTCAACCAATCTTTCAATTCATAACTCATAATTAATTAATACTAATTCTTTTCGTTCATGTTGGTCTTTCATGTACTCACCAACAGATCTCATAGTGTAAGTATGAGCAAATTCAATTGCTTTCCATGTATTAAATCTTTCTTTGATCAACTGGGTTGAATTATAACTAACCATCATGTCCATATTATTAGAATCACAATCAGCAGCAAACTTATCGTGATCAAATCCTTTGTGCATTGATCCTCTATTGCCATAGAGATTATCCTTAATGTCATAAGGAGGATCAAGATACATAAAAGCACCTGTGTCCCCATCCATGAGGTAGTCATAAGAATAATTGGTAATACGCCAATTTGCAATCAACTCTGAATATTCTTGCAATTTGTAGATTCCTCTTAAGGAGAAATTGGAATTACTTGCTTGTGCAGAAAAAGATGAACTTTCGGTAAGACCACTAAAAGAACATTTGTTAACAATATAGAAAGCGACAGCACGATTAAAGTTAGTTTCAGACTCATCATTGATATGCTCCTTTGACTTTGTGAATAATTCTCTTGCTAATTCTGGGGTATTGTAAGCAAGTTTACAATCAACTAATTCATTCTGCAGATCATATCCAAACATCTGGAGTTGCTGCCAGAAGTTTACCAATGGTTCATAAAGGTCATTTACCCAGATATCTAACAAAGGAAACATCTTGGTGATGTAAATTGCAACACTTCCACCACCAAGAAATGGTTCACGAAACTCTCCATAGGAGTCTTTAAGACTTGGAAAGTATTGTGCTAGTTTTTGCACTGCTCTGGATTTACCTCCAGGGTAACGAAGACAGGTTTTAAGACTCTTTTGACTGGTCATAATCAGGTTTATGATATTTTAAATATTCCCAAAATGTGAGTTTCATTTCTTTCTGTGTCATACCACAATGTTTTGCTGCAGTAGGAAGAGTCATTTTGGCACGAAACAAAGATTCATTTGCTTCTCTAACATTTTCTGGAGTAGTTTTTACTACAGGTTCTTTTAAATTTTTATATGAAATTTTATAAGGGTTCATAGAATCAAAGATTTTTCTGGAGTAATAACTGCACTAAATGCATTTCTATGTTGCTCCAAAACCATGTCACTTGGAGTTGCGATATAAACAACATGACATTTATCTATCATCACTTCATCTTTACCTTTATCCATCAAAGGAATAAAAGGAACAAATGCCATGGATCCTTGATTGGTCATAACTCCTGCTAGAGAGTTTTTAATTGTAATGGACTCATCTGTTTCTGATGTAAGATCACAAACAATTTCTTGTCCAAAAGTAAATCTAATAAGTTTGGTATTCATTTGAATTTACACTCCACCATAATTTCTGTAAGGGCAGCAAGAAGATTTATTTCTTGATCTGCCACGAATGCACTTTGATATTGATACTTAGCCACAATAAGAACAGCAGCAGCAATTCCAGAACCATCTAATTTATCATATAATGCATCATAAACATTACGAAGAACGATTCCTGCATCATTATCCAAATTTTCTACAACCCATTTACGAACTTCTCCAAAGTTCTTTTCCTTCAGATATTTAACTATATCATTTAGTTTTACATTACTAAAGGATGCCAGGATTGCAGAATCAATAGATCCTCCAACTGAATATCTTTGACATTCATTTAAAACTCTTCTCCAATCTGGAAAGTGTTTATTAATAAGTTGAGCAAGAACTTTTGGATCATACTCCACAGATTCTTTATCCAAAATAGTCTGCAGACGAATGAAGAATGATTCTGCTAGAGAAACTTTTTCTTTAGATTTAATAGCAAAATCAACAACTGCACATCTAGAATGAAGAGGTTCAATAATTTTATTTTTATAATTACATGTAAAAATAAATCTACAATTATTATAAAAAGTTTCTATGTTAGCTCTGAGCAAAAGTTGAACATCAGTAGTAGTATTATCAGCCTCATCAATGATGATAATTTTTGGTTTACCATTTCCCTGAAGAGAGACTGTTGATGCAAAATTCTTTGCTTGATTCCTAACTGTATCTAGAAATCTCCCTTCATCTGATCCATTAATGACATAAAAATCTACTCCTAATTCATTACACAATGCCTTTGCTACTGTAGTCTTCCCACATCCAGCAGGACCAGATAGGAGAAGATTTGGAACTTCTCCAGCATCTACAAACTTTTGAAATGTTTGTTTGATGGCATCTGGCAAAATACAATCTTTAATTGTTTTGGGTCTATATTTTTCAACCCAAAGAAATTGGTCACGACTCATAATTTAAAAATCAGGATTAAACTGGTTGAGGTCCTCCAACTATTCTTGCTGAAGGTATTTGT